CCTGAGAATGTAGGGATGTCAGAGAATGATAAGATTGAGACCGCAGGTGTTCTATCTAAGATGCGTCAATTGGCTGGCTGGATTCCGATGCAGGACATTTTCGATGGGGCTCATGAATCGCAGAAGATTGTGTCTCAAAAGGTGCTTAAGCTTATACAGTTGAATTACACTCCCGAGAAAATTCGGAAGATGACAAAGAAAGAACCAACGCCTGAGTTCTTTAGTCAAGATTTTGCCAAATACAACATCACAATCGAAGAAGGGATCCTCACGGATTCTCAAAAACAATCTCAATTCATCACTCTTTCTGCTCTTAAAACTATGGGTGTTCTTCCTCCGGAAGGAGATAGTCTTATCATTAAGAATTCTAACCTACATGATAAGAAAGAGCTTCAAGATCTGATGGATCAAAAAGCTCAAGCTGAATCTCAAGCCATGCAGCAGCAACAGCAAATGGCAATGCAGCAACAAGCTGTTACAATCGAAGCTATTCAATCCAAATCGCAATCAGATCGCTCTCTTGGTCATGAAAGAGAAGCTAAAATTCAATTGGATCAGGCGCTTAATGCAGAGAGAATCAGTAGATCTGAAGAAGAAAAGACATCAGGTGTTCTCAACCTCATTAAAGCAGTCAAGGAACTCCAAGGAATGGACTTGGAACATTTGGCAATGCAATTGCAAATGGTTAGAGAGCTTGAAGGAGAACAGGATGCAAAGACAGAGGCAAAAGAAGCCGCTGAAAAGCCTTTTACTCCTGCTGAGTCACCGCAACAACCAACTCCTCAGCCAACAGCGCAATAAGTTTTAAAATAATTTGTATAATACAAATTTGCTAATGTTGTAAAATTCAAGTTTGAATTACATCACAACAAAGGCGCTCATATGCACATGGGTTTTTCATCTTTTTCCTATCCAAGTGACTCTTATAGTCGTCAATTAGATATGCGTGTTTACCGAGAGGAAATGCCTTATGGCTATGAGATTTCTCCTCCTCCGGCTGACACCGGCAACTTCGATCAAAGAGCTAAAGAGAGTCACGTCGATTACAAACCTAAGAGAGCAAGGTAATGGCAAAGAAGTGGATTCAAGAGGCGATCTCTAAACCAGGTTCGCTACGTAAGACTCTAAAAGCTAAGAAGGGACACGATATCCCTGAGAAGAAACTTGAAGGTGCAGCAAAAGAGAAAGGTAAGACCGGAAAGCGTGCCCGCCTCGCACTGACATTAAAAAAGCTTTCTAAACACAAATAGGAAAAACAATGCGACACAAAGAGCATTTGAAGGAAGAACACATGAGACACGGTGAAAGAATGCATCACGAAAGCGCTATGCACGAAATGTCAGGACGTAAGTCCAATGTCTATGAGCATGAGGTTGACAAACCTGCAATGCCCAAAGAAGGACATTTGATTGCAGATCAAGGAATGCGTGAGTTTTTAAAAGACGCAGATCCAATCGCTTATGGTCAAGCTTCTATGGAAGGCTGCAAGGCTGACCACAAAAGAATGACTTCCCAATTCAAAGAATATCATTGGGATTAATAGATGGCACAAGAAATAGGGGAAAGCCGCGAGGCATGGGGTCGAGATGTCTGCCAAATGGTGGAAGATTTCGCTAACAACATGAAAAGCGAAAAGCGGCCCTTTTATGTTGTTTATGCGTGTAAGGAAGATAAGGGCATGAGTCAAAGACTCGGCCGCGCTGCCTTTAAGCAAGCCATTAGGGCTTATTACAAGCGCCCACCGGCGTTGATAGGGATTTTAGTTTGGTACGTCAATCATCCCATGGGACTTTTCGAGTTTATACCCGAATTGTCTGCACCGCCAGATGTACCCCTTGATCCAAGTTTACTTTCTGATAAAGCATCCGATGCATCAGAACGTGTTGCTTCTCAAGGACAAAGATTGAATGTTTTAGTTTCCTAAATTGGGCGAAGTTAGGTCGCCGCCAGACCACGGAGTAAAATGTCTTTTGATATAGATATGACGAAATATGCGGGCGAAATACAGGATTCTGCCGCCGAGAGTCCACAGATTGTAGATACCAATCTTTATGGAGATGTCGAGGACTTTCCCGTACATCAAGAGCTGCTAGAGAATGCAGACAGCAAATCTGTCGAAGCTCCTGAGGTACAAGAAAGCAATCCCCAAGCGGATAATTTCCGTGCGCTACGAGAAGAAGTGGATCGAATTAAGCATGAAAGGGAAGTTGAGAGAAAAGTCTATCAAGAACAAATAGAGATGCTCAGAGCCAATAAGGTTCAATCACGCGAGCCGGAAGCTCCTAAAGAAATGTTCAACGGCATGAAGGATGATGACATTCCAAGTGTTGGAGAAATGAGGAGAGAGTGGCAAGCAAGGGAAGCAGGTTATAAATCTCAACTCGAAGAGATGCAGGTTCAGCAAACTCATTCCGATTATGCAGAGGTATTGGAAAAGTTCACTTTACCTCTATTAGAGAAAAAACCACATCTCGCAGAGGGGATTCGAGGCGCAAGCAATAAGGCTTTATATGCTTATGAACTCGGAAAGATGGCCCAGCAGATGCATGTACCGCAAGTTCAGGCACAACAGAGCATTAATGCTCTGAAGATAGTGGCCAATGCTAAGAAACCAGGGAATCTCGCCAATGTTGGTGGGCAGAATGTTCTTGGAAAGGCCGACTACTACGCAACGATGTCAGATCAAGAGTTCATGCGAATGGCAAGCCGCAACCTCGAAGGGATATAACCTTAGAGTAAAACATGCCTATTACAGGGATTACACAACTTCCACCAGAGGTAAGAACCTATTTCGATAGACTCTTGCTTACATTGGCAAGACCTTACTTTATATACGATCTGTTCGCCCAAAAGAGACAAATTCCTCTCAATTCTGGGGATCAACTCGTATTCCGTAGGTACTCAACGCTCACTGCAGCGACCGTACCTTTAACTGACGGACAAACACCTGCTGGGGATCAGCTTAATGTCACAGACTTTAAAGCTCAAATCCAATGGTATGGATCGTTTGTTACAATTACTGACCAAGTTCAATACGTTGTTCAAGATAGAGTACTTAACGAAGCAACCAAGGTTCTCTCGTTACAACTCGGTCTTACACTCGATACATTGATCAGAGATATGATGGTGTCAACCGCATCAACAATTGCTTGCGTAGCAGGGGTTAACGGTAACACACCAACAGAGATCACCGATGAAGACATCCAGACTGCTGTGATTGCTCTTAGACAAGGTAATGCTCGTCTAATGACCAATCCTCTTCCTGGGGAAAATAAATTCGGTACAGCACCAGTACGTAGCTCATATTGGGGCTTTATGTCTGTAGATCTACAAGCAGATTTGGAAGCCGTTACTTCCTTTATTTCTTCTGCTAACTATCCAAATCCAATGAATGCATTAGAAGCGGAATGGGGATCTACACGTAACGTACGTTGGTTGCTTAACACTAACGGATATAGCAACGGCGCAACACCAAACGTCTATTCTAACTTCATCTTGGGTCAAGAAGCCTATGGGGTTGTGAGACTTGGTGCTAAAGAAGCCGAGTTCATTGTGAAGCCACTTGGAGCATCGGGAACCGCCGATCCGCTCAATCAGAGAGGTACTGTAGGTTACAAATATCCATTTGCAACACGTATCCTCAATGACAATTGGATAACTCGCTTAACATCAACAGTATAGGAGTATATCTAATATGGCTATCATAAGAAAAGGAACTTTAACTGTAGGAACTGGTGGAACAGCCCAGAACTTGATTCTTGGATTCAATCCAAGTTACTTCAAGATGCAGAACAAGACAAAGATCACAGCAAATACTAACGGCGTTCAAGAGATTGAATTCTGGGATGACATGGTCAATGGTTCTGCTTACCTTTGGACAATGACTGCTGGAGCACCTGTATTAACATACACTGCAACCAACGGCGTTACTCCATTCTCTACAACCGATGCTTCATTGTACACATCTACAAATCTTACCATCACTGGAATTTCAAAAGCTGCTAATGCAAGTATCACGGCGACACATGCATTTACTGCTAATGATGTTGGAGTAACAGTTGTTACTTTCCACGGTGTGGTTGGGATGATCCAGATCAATACACTAAGTGGCATCGTGCAGTCTGTAACAAGCACTACATCTTTTACTGTGAATATTAACTCTACCAACTTCACTACTTATACTAGTGGTGGTATTGCGAATATCATAACTGGATCTCCTGCTTTACAGGGTGGATCGTTGACTTCAGGTAATGCACTTGGATTCTCCCCACTTAACCTACCTACTACACAAGTACTCAATACCGCCCTCTTTAATACAGGGTCTCAAGGAGTAACGCTTGGTAGTGCGATTATGGTTACTACAGCCGATGTTTGGGAGTACTACGCGTTGCTTGATGCACCGTTTACTTCTGCTTAAAGGTGAGTGGGTAGGTCGAAAGGCCGGCATTAACTAGATGCTAAGGACGGGTTCGCTTGTCGCCCATACAAAATTGGAGAGTGTTTGCTAGCTTCAGCCTCTCAAGTTCAAGTGTCCGGAATTTCCGGATAGTTGAGCGCGGATTGCCAGGGGTTCCGTCCCCTGGTTCTCCTCCGTTAACTTAAGGAAACACAATGGTTCGATCGATACCTCCTTCAGTAACACCTCCGTCACCTTTTGAGTGGCCAGAAACTGTACACACAATCACTTTAATTTCACGCAATAATACAACAACCGTTACTTCTCCCTCTCATGGCTTGACTTCAGCTGATCAGCAAGTCACTTATGTAGGATTCAAGCAAGTCAAAGGAATGACTCAAATCAATGGCCTCAATGCTTTAGTGCAGCAAGTCATCGATGCTAATAACTTCACGGTCAATATCAACTCCACGAACTTCACCAATTACGCTTCTTCCGGAGTTTTTATTATCGATTCTGGAATTCCTCCAATTGAAACTCAAGGATTCCAAACATTTAACACACCATTTCACAACATAGCATAGGTAAATAATGGCACCAAGAAAAAGTAAGTTGAACGATGCAAAATCAAAAGTCATCGAATCCGAGATTCTTAAACAGAATCCAGAAGGGTTACCAAATGGCGTTCCTGATTCGCATGGGATGGTATTTACAAAATACATCCCTGTAATGAAGAAGATAATATTTCTGAATGGAAGAGATCCTGGATGCGCTCTTCAATTCCATTATAGAACCAAGACTCATCCTCTTCATCAATATACCTTGTATCATGGACATGAACATGATCTTCCTGAAGAAGTTATTGAGCATTTAGAGAGTTGCTCTGAACCACAATACGCTTATCGGACCGGATTGAGTGGACATCCAGAGATGTATATCAAAACCGTGAAATACATCTTCCAATGTAAAAATCCGAAAAGAGTCGCCTAATGACCTGGACATTGTCAAACATGAGAGTTAAGCTACGTTCGGTGACTGGTACCCCCAGTTCGGACCAGCTTACTGATCCTGAATTAAACACTTATCTCAATAACTATTATGTTTATACAATGCCTTTTGAGCTTAAGGAACAGATTCAAAATCAGTTCCTTACTTTCAATACCACACCTGGCGTCGATGTTTATGCATTTCCTGGAGGCTATTTTACTGATAGTCCTGGTGCTTATGCTGACGGTTTTCCACTCATTTTCTATCAAGATCCAGATATTTTCTATCAGGACTGGCCCCAACAATATGCTGTTGACAATATTGCTACTGGTAATGGAGTTGCGGTTACATTCACTGGCGGACTTCAAAATCCTCCTGTAATCGTTGACTCTTCCATCTTTGTTTCTAATGATTCGAATGGATTTCAGCAAGTCTTAACGGATTCTATCGATGCCCCTAATATATTTCCGAATGGAACATTTACAGGAGATGGATCAGGTACTATCAACTATCTGACGGGCGCCTATTCAATTACCTTTAATTTAGCTCCAATCTCTACCGCTATTATCTACGCTAAGTATCAAGGATATAGTGGTAGTAGACCCCAAGGTTGTCTATTCTTTAACAATCAGTTCACTTTCCGAAGCGTTCCGGATCAAGCCTACAAGATCCAAATGCAAGGGTTTGTAGTTCCTACCACCTTGGTTCTTGACACTGATGTGCCCACTCAAAATGAATGGGGACAACTGATCGTTTATGGAGCTGCTTTAGACATCTTCAATGATAGAGGCGATAACGCAAACTATGATCGTTATTATCCGATCTTTAAGCGATATGAGAATGTGGCTCTTGGCCGAACAATACAACAATACACTGCCGAACAATCGGTTCCGAGGTTTTAATGACTTACAATCCAAACATCCCGCAGGCAACTGACAATCTTAGCAATAGCCAAGGACAATTCCTCATTAACTTCGGCCAGTTGAATACTCAATTTGGAATCGACCACGTTCCATTCAATAATAGCGGGATCAATGGAACTGGATACCATAATAAAAGCACTTATCCTGCTCAAGCATCAAATCCAACAGCGGTGGCAACCTCAGGTATAGTTTATACAAGAAAGAATCCTGATACAAACATTCTTCGGACTGATCCTTATTACGTTAATGATCCTGGAACATTGGGTAATTCCTTAATCGCTCCTTTTCTGCCGATCAAAGCATTTGGTGTGATCAACGTTCAAACTAACTCCCTTGCTGCCGGTGTTACACCATTCAATATCGCAAGCGTTACTGGAACAAGTGCCAATTATACTATCACCTTTACAAATCCCATCACTAGCGCTTCAGGAAGTGTGGCCTATTGTGTTTTGACGGGAGTTGATTCCTCGACTATCGCCACCCCTTCTGTGGTCTATTTCAATACAACCGGAGCATCTTTCCACATGGCTACAAATGCTCAATTTTTAATCAGTTTTGCAGTGCTTCAATTCTAATGAGTTCAGACTTTAGGCCATTTCCAATTAAGCAATTCCAAACGGGGCAGAATACCTATCTTCAACCTTGGATTCGTCCAGAAGATGCATTTGATCCCATGGTGAATGCTTATGTATATAGAGGAAGCATCTATAAAAGAAATGGCTATATTCCATTAGGAACCGCCGGAGCTAATGCTCCTGGAACTGCCGGTCACCTAATCTACAGAGATTTTCTAGCATCCGGTAATGGAGGTAAGACATATAGTGGAACGCTCACGCTTATTCCGATTTTTCCAGGGACGTTTGGGCCGACTGATGGCATTGAGTCTTTTACAGACAATGGTTCTGGAACGCTTACTGGTTCAGCTGGAGGTACCGGTACTATCAACTATACTACCGGCGCTTGGAGCCTTTCTTTTAATGCAAACGTGGCCAACGGAGTAGACATATACGCAAGTTTCATTCCCAATCTTGCTACAGTGCGTCCGATAATGGGCCTCAAACTGTATACAAATGAGACTACAGATCAATCCACATTGATTGCCTTGGACACAAGAAGAGCTACCCGATTTGATAATGCTAGCCAATCTTTCTTGCCTATTACAGCTGTTGAACAGGAACTCTGGATAGGAGATGGCTCTAGCACTTCCATTACAATAAATAGTAATTGGTCAGCTGTTTCGCCTTATACACAGATTCTTACGCATTTTAGTATCAGTATCACAGATGGAACAAGTACAATCACTGATAATGGCTCTGGAGGCCTTTCTGCTTCAGGTAACTTTGCAGCGGGGGGAACTGTCAATTATGGAACTGGAGTTTTTACCCTCAATTTTACAACTGCTCCCGCCACAACCGTTACAATCACTCTAACAGCAACTCTAACGGGCGATTACTTCACAGGTAACTACAGTAATTTCTTCAATAGCACCAATTGGTTGAATGATCTTTACCTGACAAATAATAAAGATCCCATCACACTTTTCAATGGCACTACCCTTTCTCGCCCTCCCTTCGCTGTGACGATGGCTCATCAAATTTCTTTCACAAATGATATTGCTTTTGCCTTAGATGTAAAGGTTTATAAAAACAGATTATTAGTAATGAGACCAACATTGGTCGGAGCTGGAGGAATCCCAAATGCACAAAGAATATATTGGAGCTTCATTAATTTTCCTACTAACTTGGTTAGTGACGCTGCTGGTAATGGGGGTTTTCTGGATGCTCCTACAGACGATTTTCTGCAATGTTCTGAATTCTTGCGCGACATTCTCGTTGTATTTTTTACAAATTCCAGTTGGATCTTTCGATTTACCAACAATGACTTTGATCCTTTCAGATTTGATAAAGTAAACAATTCCAAGTCAATAAATGCTGCCTATGCCTCCATCTCTTACGATGAGAGATGCACAGCCATGGGAGCCAAAGGATTAGTAGCTTGCGATGGTGTTAACGTCCAACGTTATGATATCCCGATCATTGATTTCTTTGAAACAATCAACCAGAACTTTTTCGAGCAATGCTTTGGAATCAGATTTGATACTACAAATCAATCATGGATGCTCTACCCTTTAGCGAGCTCTGAAACCACTCCTCCTGCAACTCAAGCTCTCATATACAACTTTGCAGAGAACACTTGGGCAATCTTCGCCCCTAGCGTTTCTATGTCTTGCCTGGGAACTTATTTTGTTTCTGGAGATGCCACATGGGCTTCATTTGCAGCCGGAACTCCTCTAGGAACTACTTATCCGAACTGGATGTCCGCTGATTTTGCTTGGGATGACTTTTTGGATCTGAATCTATCTCCAGAACTATTGGGAGGGGGAAGCGATGGTGTTGTTTACCTGCTTGGTCAAGGTGATTCTGATAATGGAACTGCTTTTAATTGCAATATCACATCTAAGCAATGGAACCCGTTCATAGATACAGGGGAAAAGGTTCAATTTGGCTATATTGACTTCTACTATGTAATTAATGAAACTGCCGTTCTAGAGCTCAATTTCTTCTTAGATAATGATGAATCTCCTACTATGACTAGATTTGTTACCTTGGATGGAGAGCCAAATGCTAATAAGAATATGAAGCGCATTTACATCAATTCCGTTGGGGAATTCGTGAGAATGACCATTTCTGTTCCTTTGGTCCCTCTACCATTCACTGGATCATTCCAAATTCTTGGATTAGTATTGTGGGCGCGTCCAGCAGGAAGGTTAACACCATGAGTATCAATTTCCCTACAAAGAATACTCCATCTCTACCGCCTAATACCATTGTCCCGAAAGATGACAATTTATTTATTCCATATTTTAACAGGTTATATGAAGACATCGCGTTTGCAGTTAATTTTAAAGATAACAATTTCTTTCCTATTTCAATTACTAGTACTCCCACTGATATTACTAATCTTCCTAATTTTGGCAGTTTCCTATTACTTGTTAGCGGCGTTAGTATGGCTTCTGACGGAAGCTGGCCGCCAACTGGCATTTGGGCTCTCTGCAAGTCGTCTAATAATGTTGCAGGTTTGGGACTCACTGAACTTACGTTCCAAGTCGGTCAAGGAGGAGGTATGTGGGGAGGGACCAGACTATCAGTGACTTCCACAGCAAACAACTATCAAATTGCTCATAATGCAGCTCAAGCAGGTAATTTCAATATTCGAATCGTTGGAACGCAGGGTTAAATATGTCAGAAATTTGTACACATCCAGATAATACGGACAAAAAAGTGGAAAAAATCGACACATTATCATTTGTTAAACTTAAGATTCCTAAATTGATTCCTTCAGAGTTAGTAGAGTCTGTTAAAGGACGCACATTTACAGTTGATCAGTTCTATGAATATCAAGAACAGCAAGTTGATAATCCTTTTAATTATTTATACGCTCTTGTAGATGAAAGGAAAAAGATTCACGGTTTCCTCTGGGCTGAATCTAATATAATGGATAAGTCTCTCTTTGTTAATACGTTTTCTATATCCAAAGAATATTGGGGAAAAGGAGCTGCAATTCCAGTGGCTATTAAGTTCCTCGAAGAACTGAAAGTCAAGATCAAAGCTCCAAGATGCTTCTGGATAACTACTAATGAAAAATTCTTTAAGAAGCAGGGATTTAAAACATCCAAAAATGTACTAATGGAATATATCAGCGGATGATATAATTATAATAAATATTTGAAAGGTAATATATGGGACAGTCTAAGGGTGGTGGATATCAAAAGCTGGATACGCTCCAACCTAATCAGCAATCTCTTTTGGATCAGATGATAAAGCAATATGGAGGCTTTTCTAATCAAGCAGCTCAAGGTTTCCAGCAATTTCTTCCAGGTGGAGGAGGTGGCAAACCCATTGCAGATGCTGCTCAAAAAAATTATCTCCAAAGTACTGTGCCTTCCCTTTTGAATAAGCTTGGATCGAATTCTAAAGGATCTAGTTCTTTAAATCAGGCCCTTGGCGCTTCTGCAAGTGATCTAAATACCAATTTAGCATCTATGTTATCACAATTGCAACTGCAAGCATCTAATGGCCTAGGAAACTTAGGTCAATTTGCAGGTCAACAAGGGCTTCAAACTCCAGGATTTGCTTATACACCTAAACCTCAGTCTCGTTGGCAGTCTGGACTCCAAGGCGGTATTCAAGGCGCTGGAGCCGGTGCTGCACTTGGGCCATGGGGAGCAGCTGGAGGCGGAATAGCAGGATTACTAGCAGGATTATTATAATGCCAAATATTCAAATTCTTCCCTCCATTCCTTCATTTGGAGAGAAATTAGGCCAAACGATCGCTGAAAGTACTGGACAAATTGCTAATGCTTTCCAACAAAGAGATCAGCAAAAGAAATTTGATTCATTCAGGAATATCTTAAATGATCCAACATCAACAGCAGTTCAAATAAGTTCTGCTTTAACTGGACTTGCACCTAAAGATCAACATGCAATTGGTTCTCATATTTCTGGTATTTTGAGAGAAAAACAAAAGCAAGAAGCTGAACAAACATCCCTAAACAAAGCGCTTAACCTAGGAAATGGATCTTCTCGCAACACGGTTCAGCAGTCTACAAATGATAATATGTTTGGGCCTCCTTCTACATCTCCTGCTGGAAATCAATCTTCTCCTGGTCAATTAACTCCTGAAGCAACTCAGCAAAGACAAGGATTGCCAATTGGCCAAGAAACTGCTGCCCAACCTGGATTGACAGGAAAGCAAGCTTTCAATCCTTTGGATGTTAATACCTATAGCAAAGAACAGTTAAGAAATGTAGCTGGAACAAAAACTCCACAGGGTGAGGCAGCTAAAGCATTACTTCAAGAGCAAAAAACTCAAGAACAAGCTCAATCTAAAGAAAGACAATTTGCTCATAAAGAAACAGCTCAATATTATAATGATTTAAGAGCAGCATCAGAAGATGCTCAAAAGATAAAGGGTGCTGCCAATAAAGTAAGGGCGGCAATAAAAACTGGTAAAACTGGAGCTTCTTTAAAGAATTTCGCAATTAGTACCTTTGAAAAATCCGATAATCCTTTTTTATCATCTGTGGGGAAGGCTATTAAAACAAAAGAAGCTCAGGATATTACAAATGCCCAAAAATCTTTTGCAAGTGGATTTAGACCTTTATTTGGCGCTCGTCCTACACAAGCTGAATTCTTTTGGTTCGAAAATCTTCTTCCGGATTTGTTAAAAGCTCCTGAAGTTAATGAAGCTTCTTTACAATATTTTGAGAAAGCTGGAGATATTGCTTCTAGAAAATATGATGTTGCCCAACAAATTATTAAAGAAAATAATGGTTATAGACCTCTTGATATAGAGCAACAAGTAAATGCAAGATTAAAACCATATGCTGATGAAATAGTTAAACAAGGTTTTGAGTTACACGGGGGCCGACTCAATATAGCCGATCAAAATGGGCAAATTGTTGGTACTATTGAAGCTTCACAAGCACAAGACATACCTGAAGGTTATTCGATTCAAGGTTTTGTTAATCAATGAGTTCACAACTTCCTTCTTCTTTTATTCCTGTTCAAAGGCAAAATCAACTAGCTCCTAAACATAATCAATACTCGAATTTGCCTTCTTCCTTCAAGCCTTTTACTGAAGCGGATAGACAAGTTCAACAAAAAGAAAGTTCTCTCAAATCTTTAGCCCGTACAGCTTTGCAAATTCCGACTGGTTTAGCTAAAGCACTTCCCTTAAGTTATGGTCTAGATTTATTAAAGGCCGCAACTTCTGGAGCTTCACAAGAAGTTTTAAGAGATATTTCAGAGAATGATCCCAATATAATTCCAGAAATAGCAGAACAAGCTAGACAAAGATCTCTGAGTTATTTCCCTACTCAAGAACTTGCAGAGCAATTGATTGAGAAAAAAATCGGACTTCCATTGGAACCTAAATCAAAATTACAGAAGAATTTGAGATTAGCTTCTTCTGCTGCGGCATTTAGACCTGGAGGAGTTGCTGCTAAAGGAACTGCTGCCGTTGCAGCTCCAGTTATTTCTCAATCAGCGCAGGGGTTAGGACTTCCTGAAGGAGCTTCACAAACACTAGGGTTGCTGGGTTCTGGAGGTGTTCCATCTCCAAAAACTGTAAAAGCTTCTCATCCGTCAGGACTAACAAAAAGAAGATTTGAGAACGTAGAGAAACCTACTAAAGTTTCAGCTTCTAGACATAGTAAGATTACAGCAGCCGTGGAAAAAGATTTCAAAGGCGTGGCTGATCAATTGCTAGAAAAAAATCCTACATATAGATCGATTAGAGATGATACCCAATTCAAAGATAAGGTTACCGATTTATTTGGGAAAGTTGAAGAATTATCCGAACAAGTTCCCGGAGAAATTAATTCTCAAGAAGTTAACAAGGCTCTAAGAAAGAGATTTTCAAATAGAGAAAAAAAGGGAGTGACCGAAGATGAGTACGAAAAAGCATTTAGAAAAGATGTAAAAAAGATCTCTGACACTTTTTCTTTTGAAGATTTTACTCCTAAGCAATTTGTAGATCAATTCCGTAAGAATAATAAATCTCTTAAAGAATTGTTTGAACCAGGAAAATCCTCGGCTCAGAATAGAGCTAAAAGAGAGGCTTTATTGGAATATAATAGAGCCATTGAAGATGTTTTTAAAAGCAAATACCCCGATTCTGAGTTTCAGAAGCTATTTGAGTTCACGAATAAAAGATGGTCGGAAATAAGTGATGTCGAACAAATTGATAAATTCATGAATGACGCCTTCTCTGGAAAGATCAACTATGGAAAGGTTAAGCAGCTTTTAAATCGTGATAAGGCTCATGTTTCAACACCCTTTAAGCGAATTCTTGGGGAAGAAACTTTTAATGATTTCAAAGGCCTAGTTAATGACCTTATGACTTCCGAACAAGCCATGTCTAACATCAAAAAGGCAAGCGCTGAAGGTTTTGGTGATATCGGAAAGAATTTTGTTGGATTTCTTGTTCATCCTAATTTCGCAAAAGTTAAATTGGCTCTTAAATATGGACAAGATGCATTTAAAACCTTATTAGACAAGCCACAATTGATTACAACTTGGCATCGCGGTTTAGTTAATTTTAAATCCGGTAATTATGCAAAAGCAGATGAAGACTTTAAGAAATTAGACAAAGAGCTTACCACTCAAGGTAATCCTCAAAAAACCACCAAATAAAACCCATTAATCCCCAAAATAAACTACCGGATAGTATCAATGCAACTATTCCCCCAATAAATATAAGTAAAAACATTTTATTTCTCTGCTGCAACAATAGATATATCTTTTGGCATGATATCTTTCATGATCAATACAGTCTTGACAACTGCCATATCTTTTTTAATATCTGATATTTGAGAAGTCATCCATAGTACGGAAACAAGAATTCCTCCCAGAACAATAACTGTATCCGTATGTTTTTTAAACCAACTTTCAGACTTATCTTCTTCCATATTATTTCCTATTCCTCTCTTCAATGGCACATAATCTTCCGTGAAAGTCTTTCATCTCGTCAGCCATATCTTTTCTGAATATATTAAATTCGTCAGTCATAGCAGTACGAAATGAATACATTTCAGTTCGAATATTATCTATTTTATTTCCTAAATAGAAAGGAGATCCTAGTGTAATGGCCAGTATCCCAATTACTGTGGACCAAATCCCAGCAACTATTGCAGCATTTGCCCATCTTTCAGTTTTCATCTTGGTTTCTCCTTAGTAGCTCCAGAATATCCGCCAACTCGTCTTCCATTTCTAATTTTATGGTTAGTTTCATATCCTCTAGACTACCCATTTCCGCTTTAAAATCTTCCTCATTATCTTTGAAGAACTTGAAACATGCATCCCATCCTAAAGGAGCCAGCTTCTCATATTCATTACGCCAGTCCCCATTCAAGATATAATATTCATTCATATCATCTTCAGTTTCCAGAACCAAGGCAGTTTCAGCCCATTTGGTATCTCTAGGGCATGGATTAAATGAGATGTGAAATCCTGAGCAGTAAAGAACTGTATTCCGGCGATTTGGTATCCATTCCATATATCTATCCTACTAAGAATCCCTAATTTCCACAAGTCTTTCTAGTGGTGAAGCAACCATTTCTTGTTGTTGCATAAATATATTTTTAATTCCGTTGCTTCAAAATCTCTTGAGGTTTTAAAATTATGTTTTACATGTGTCTAGCAACGAGGAAGCATCCATGACTTTTCTAGGAATTCAAACGCCCTACTACGGCGGTAAGCAACTATCTAATCCAGCCGAAGGTCTAACAGGGACTGGAAGCCCTCCTACTAACCTTCCCATCAATGCTAGAATAGGCCGCACACTATATACCAACAAGACTTCTCAAGCTGTCTACATGCTTACTTCTAAGTCGCCCGTTACTTGGACAGAACTTGGAGAAGGTCTTGGTTCCTTCCCCATTACTCCTTATGTAGTAGGACCTGCCGGACAAGCCGGTTACCAGACTATCCAATCCGCCATTAATGCTGCAAGTACAGCTCAAGTAGCAACGGGCAATGAACAAATAGTAATGATTCAACCCGGTACCTACACAGAAAATCTTACTCTCGCTAACGGAGTCGATTTAATTGGAAATGGCAGTATCTCTCAGGGAGCCAATCAAGGGATCACAATTAGCGGAGTTCATACACCTCCTACCTCAGGACATATTGTATTCAGAAACTTATATTTGATTTCGGCTACTTCAATTTTCTCAAGTACTGCAGCTGGTTCGACTCATATCCATGTCATCGACTGCGAGTCTGGGGTGACTAATGGTTACTTGTTTAATTTATTGAACTGGACGGGCGAATTAGAATTAGAAAATTATAATCCAGCAAATGGAGCAACCAGCGACGGTGGGATTAATAATACTGGCGGATCATCTGTATCTATATTTAATGCAGGTCTTGGTTTTGGAACTGCTAACAATGCTACTATAAGCGGTTCAGTTGTTATGGAATCAGGCGAAGTTAATTGTCCCATTACTTTCACCACTGGATCATCCATCGCTATAAATTGGTTCACTTTTGCCAATACAGTCACTTGTTCTGGAAGTTCAACTGGAGTATTTAACTTTTGTTATTTTAGTACAGGATCTAGCACCGCCTTAACCATGAATTCAACCGGAGCAATCAGTCTCTCTAATGATGTGGTTAATACTTCTGCTAGTCCAGCAATCGCAGGAACAGGAGCAGGAACGCTTACATTAGGTAACGTTATTTACCAGAATAATGCCGCATTAGCAGGAACACTAACCGTTGCTTATGCCGTTTCTACAACACTTGGAGCAATCGCCAAAGTAAATGGTCTTTCGATCATTACAGGTGCAGGATCTCCAGCCGGAACGATAACGGCTGCTCAAGGTTCATTGTATCTAAGTACTAATGGAAGTTCTGGTTCCACGAGAGCATTTATTAATAGCAACGGTACGACTGGATGGGTCGCCGTTACTACAGCATCTTAAGGTAACCGATGACAGCAACCCAAGCCAGAGTTGACATTCTTAGATCTTTAGGTTTCACAAGTATCAGCGGGACCTATGCAGCTTTAGGATCTCCAATAGGTCATGGGATGCGTATCTTGCATTTTATTAACAATACAAATGCCGATATGCTCGTTTCTTTTGATGGAACAAACCCCAATTTATTCCTTCCTGCGTACTTTTCAATCTTATATGATTTACAGACAAATAGAGAAGAGAATGCGACATTCTTCGTCTCTCTTCAGACTCAAGTCTATGTGAAAGAAAACTCTGCCGCTCCAACTTCTGGATCTGTTTATCTCCAATGCATCTATGGTAAAGGTCAATAATGAGTCAAGCAACCTCATTAGCAGCAGGAACAGTAATAGTAAATCCTGCAATCCCAACTCAGTTTACCACTGATACGGGTGTTACATTTCCATCAGGAAACAATCTGAATATACTGGCTCAATCGACCAATACCGGTATAACAACGAATTCTGCAAGTACTGTAACAGTTTATTCTTATACTCCTGCTAATTGGATTGTAGATGCTACAGCTAATAAAGGGACACATCAAACTATTGCCACTGCCACAGCTTCTGCTTCTGCGGGAGATACCATCTTTATTAGAGAAGGCACATACACAGAAAGCTTTACCGCAAAAGCAGGAGTCAGTTACGTTGCTTTAGCAACAAATAATGTCATCATCAATGGCGTTGTGACAATGAATACCGCAGGTATTATGACTTTTACTGGTATACAATTTTCCAATACCACAGGAAATTGTGTAGTAGTTTCCGGAAGCAGTTCTATTGGGGCAACTTTTTATTCATGCTTTTTTAATATAAAAACTGGAATTGCAATCAGCAATTCGAACTCTAGCGCAACTGTTATTCTCAGTAATTGTCAAATAGTCAATTCTTCTGCTCAGTTCATTAGCTGGAGTGCCGGAACACTTGAACTATCCAACTGTATAGAAACATCTTCTGTCACTCCTACGGCAAGTTCAATTACTGGCGGTGGCTTTATCGTTCAAAATTGTTATTTGATTTCCTCATTTGCCATTTCTACAAACTGCACATTCACCGATTCCTATTTTGATTCGAGTTCATTAAGCGTAACTCCACTGGTATTTACTGGAACAGCTACTACAACCATTAATCAATCTAAAGTATTGGGTGGAACAGCTAGCGCAATATCGATCGGAAGTAGCTATGCACTTGCGGTAACTAACTTAACAATAAGTTCTTCAAATACAAATGCAATCGCTGGAAGTGGTGCATTACAATATTCTGACATTTCATTTAGTACTTCTTCTTCTACTATTCAAAGTACAATTGCAGTCACTTTTTTTCCTTTTAAAAGCGGTCCTGCTGCAAGTGGCACATTTACACCGGTCTTGAATTTTGGAGGCGCTACAACTGGAATAACATATTCTGTGCAATCTGGAAGATATTCCCAAATAGGAAACATTTTGCATTATAAGATCAATATGGCCCTATCAAGTGTAGGAAGTGCAACAGGTGCTGCCACAATTACTGGATTTCCTGTCGCATCTGCTAATGATAACATAAATAACTATCAAGCCATTACAGATCTAGCAAACGTTACACCAACTGGCATTATGAGTATTGGTGTGACAGCAAATACCACAAGTTCTTCATTGATATACACATCTGTTGCAGGGGTTGTAACAACCGCTACAAATACCACTTTTACCAATACCACTACTTTAGTATTCAGTGGATGGTATTTCACTTCTTAGCTTCTGTCATAGAAACATCTAAAAAGTTATAAATAATCTCATAAGCATCTTTCTTTCCCTTTATCTGCCAATAATCGGTGTTTTGGGCATATCCTCTATCGTAGGTTTCATATTCATAAAGAGCGCAAGAGGTCAAATATAATTGAGCCTTCAAGTCTGACTTCAGACTGCTGCAAATTGTGCATGTATTCACTTTCATTGGATATTTTTCTATACACAATAAAGGTCCAACGCCCAGTGCTTTGGGTGCAAAGAAGCTAAAAGATACTAAAACAACCCATAGGCAACATGGTAATATATATTTTAAAGTCATATAATCTCC